CCTAGCACATCTCTTAAACAAGCTAAAACAGCTTCATCATTTAAGATCTTGCTTCCACTTGCAATGCCCTTAGTAGAATCACCTACATAGCCTCTAACCTCTGGGTTTTTAGCAAGTGCTCTAAAAGCCTTACGCCCGAAGATTAGAGTATCTGGGTTAATGCCATGAGCTGCTGCAAAGATAGTGTCTTTAAGGTCGAATAGCTCACTTAGAGGCTCTGCACCTGTAGCATCAAAAGTACTAGCAGCAGCAGAGTTATTAAAGTTGGCTGTATTGAAAAGCACATCTGCTAGACGCTTCTCACGATCAAGCTTAAGCACTCGACTAACTTTGCGTGCAATGCGTGCCTCTTCAGAGCCAGGGTATTGAGAATCAAAAATATCCTCCATAGCAATTGCATCACTAGCAGAGTGAATCTTAGCTTTAAAGGTTTGGCTAGTACGATCAAAAGAGCCAATCATTGCACGAGATGCGCCAGGCGCTCGCTCGAGGTCAAGGCCTGCACCTGCACCCATAAAATTTCTAGTCTCTTCTACTAAAAGTGTACCACTTCGCTCTGAGATACTGATAGTTTCAAGTGCTTTATCTGCAATAAGCTGAGCATCACTAGGGATAACCTCAGCTACAAGGCCTGTAAGGATTTGATCTACAGGATGTAAATTTGAATATGATGATGCCATTTTTTAAGCTCCTTAAGCTTCTACTACTACAGGGCCTACAAACATAACCAAGATTTGATCATTGTCTGCTGCTGTAGTTTGGTTAATGTTAGGAATCATGCGACAGACTGCAAAGTCACCGCTTGCTACAGTCTCTACTTTACCTGTAGTGCCTGTTACAGATTTTAATCTAGGGTCAGTTGAAGCTGTGATATTGCCACCTGCAATAGCTCTACTTAATCCTGCTGTAACTACTTCTACAGCTTCACCTGCTGCGGCTGCTCTCTGAGCAATACCGACGCAAGCTTTTTCAGTGCCATTTTCTGTAATTTTAACTTTACCTGCAGTATCAAGTGACACTAAAGCAAACTCAGTGATAGCACCACTTGCAACAAAAGTTTGAATTGTTTGATTATTCATTATTTAACTCCATAAGCTTGATTGTAGTAATCAGCGTTATTTGTTCTAAATTGATTTAATGCTTCTGAGTAAGTGATGCCCTTTTCAGTCTGTAGTTCCTCAATCTTAGCATTAAGAGTTTTAATACTAATCTCTTCACCACTTGCGCCATGGCCTACTTGATTAAAAGGCACAGAGCTATTAGCAGGGCGCTCACTAAACATCTGCCAAAATGCAGGCTCTGAGTCTTTAGCTTTCCAAGCTTTATTAGCTACGTTCTGCTCATTTGGAGTAATGCGCCCTTCACGTAGTAGAGTGCTTACTGCTTCTCTCATCTCTACAGCTTCTTTATCAGCAGTAAGCTTACTTACTTGCTCACGAAGTGCAGTAACCTCTGAAAGCATAACATTATAATTTTCGCTCATATTATAGCTCTTCTTTTCATCTTTAGACTCAGCCATCTTCTTAGCTTCATCCTCTTCATCTTTTTTAGATTCTGCCATTTTTTCAGCATCATCATCTTTAGACTCAGCCATTTTATCTGCTTCATCCTCTGGCTTCTCTTCTGTAAGCTTAGCCTCAGAATCTGCTTTCATGTTTTTAATCACGTCTTGAAGCTCACGCACCATATCACGCAAGGCCTCATTAGATAGCTCTTCAATGTTATCCATCTCAGCTAGCTCCTCTGAAAGTGTTACCCTACTAATCTTATTGTTAGATTGTGCAGGGCGTGGGGTTAAAGTTATTGCTAATAATTGTGCATTGCCGATCTTATCGCCACCATCTCTAGTGTATACATCACCTGCTATAAACTCAGGGCTAGACCAAAGCACACCACCTGCATTTTTTACGACCTCTAAGCCACGCTCATTATAAGCAGGAATAGCATAAAGGCCATCTGATCTAAGCTCTACATCTACTATAAGACCTAGAGCATTGCCTGATTCTGGGGGGGCAGGTGAGCCCCCATTAAATGGAGATGTGGCATGCTGCCAATCAATAATAACAGGGTCTGCATCACGTCTAGATTTAAATACTCTCACCATCTCTGAGAGCATTTCTGTATCAATCTCTGAGCCTATGGCTGAGCCATTGAGTCTAGAGCTTACTTGACCTAGAGCAAGGGTCTTAAAAGGCTTACCAATAATGAGCCCATCAGGCACATCATAAGTAGGGGCAGGCTCTGCTAATTGCACAGCCTCACCATAAGCTCTAAGTGATTTGGTTTTCTCATCTGCAGTTTTCATCTGTTTAACTACTTTTCTAGCAAAGGCATAACCTGCATCACCGCCCCACCCATTCCAAGCCTGCCACCCTTTGCCCTGTATGTTCCACGTGGAACCTTTTTTATCTACTTCGTGTCTATCGAAATAAGCAAGCATGCGCTTAACAGTATCTGGGCTTAATGTTTTACCGTTGGCTAAGTCACGTGCTCGAGCTATGCCCACATCAGTCATACCCCTCTGAGATGGGGGCTTGCTTGCTCTTACTTCTAATGCTCTCTTAGCATTATCTTGAGCGCCTTGAGGTGGTTTGAAGTCTATGTGTGAGTATTTAGCAGGTGCTAATAATTCAGACTTTTTCTCTACCTTTTGAGGGTGCCCCTTGGGTAATAAGTCTAGATCTGTGTTATATGCTTTTTTTCTCTCACCTGTGCCCACAAGTTTTAAGAAAGCTTTGACCCTAGCCAATGCCCATTGAGTTCTATTCATGCCAGGCCGATGAGATACAGAAAAAGCCCCTGCACCTCGCCTAAACACACTCTTAAGCATGCCCATGTTAACTTGCTTACTCTTAGCATTGTATCTGTCATTATGCTTATCGAGTAAGTTTTTAATAGCAGTCTCTGCCTTATCGCTAATCTCTATACCACCTCTTGAGCCTGATGCTGAGCCCTTAGGGTTTTTAGCACTACCTTTAATTTGATCTTTTTTGGGGGCAGGTGTTTGAGCTTGAGTCTTAGCCATTGCGCTTACTCCTAATGAGCTTCTCAGTAAAAGCACTTAGACTACTGCCACCCTTTGCAGAGGCTGTTCTTTCTTGGGCTGATCTGCTTGCCTCCTCTGGCAAGTCACCTGCACCTAGTCTCTCTCTAATAGCTCTCTCTAATTCATCATCAGGCGTTAAGATGCCTGCTTGTACTAGCTGTGGTAACATGCCCATGCTCTCTGCTAGATCATCAGTATCAAGCCCAGTATGAGTGAGCTTAGGTAGCTTGCTTGCATCTATTGCGCCATAGTTCCATCTGATCAATCTGCCAATAGTACCACCGCCCCGCCTATCTATACCACTGATAGCAGAGGCGACTATATCACATAGATTAATAGCAGCACGTCTAAAGATGCTTAGGTGTATCTCACCCACTGACCTAGCGCCAGTTTCGGTATTACCTAGATCAGCAAACTGAGCTAAAAAGCTAGATGCTATCTGACTATCACAAAGTTTAATTATATCGAGAGGCCCTTGAGAATATAAATAAGGGCTTGTTTCATAGCTCTCAAACTTAACTACATTATTCTCTACTAGATAGCTTTGCTCAGTAGCTAGGAAAGCTTGAGCCTGCCCCTCTGCTTCATCTATCATAGCATTTACATCAGCATCCGTGAGGCCTGCCATTTCGGCTTGTGATCTATCTACTACAACCTTAGGAGTGGGTACAGCCCATCTATCCAAGCCTACACACATCAAGTTACTTGTTCTCTGCTTGGTACGCCACCACCACCACACAGGGCGCAACATGCCCACGCCCTCAAAATTGGAACCTGTTTTATTTAGGGTGAGCAGTAATAATTTATGAGCAGGTATAGGCTCGGGTGTGTAAGTAGTACCAACTATATTTTGCACCACACCATCTAACTGCTGTGAGTCACGAGAGAGCCACTTGTTATGCGCTGATGGCTCACGATCTGCATACTGATCTAGCCATACTCTTACCTGCCCTGTGCTATCAGGGGCTACTTTATATAGTTCCTCTGCATACCTATAGCCCAATGGTACAAACTCGAATAAATAAGCAAGTTGATCTTCAAAGCTAAGGCTCATCTGCCCAGAGTAACCATCGAAACCAAAAGCCTCATTTGCAAAACGTGCAAGCTCATCAGCTACTGCATCACCCTCAATGCCTGATTCAAAACGCCATGTAGCACTTAACAAGGTCTGCCTTAGCATGTGCCATGATCGTCTTACTATAGGGTCAGTTCTAAGCATCTCCTCTGCCTCTTGAACCCAGTTAAGGCCACTAAGTCGAGGGTTTTGCTCTTTACCTGCAATGGTGCCACCATTAAGCTGAGTGCCTGTTATGCCTCTTGTTTTGAATTGAGGCGCAAGGGCTC